TTGGAACAGAGCATCTGGATCATCACAGACATAAGCTGTAATAAAGCCAGTTGTTACTGTTGTGCCACCAACAAAGTTTTGCTGGAATTGCAGTTGACCAGTACTGGGATTGATAAACTCACAACCAAGAAACACGCCAGCGAAGCCGCCAGTGGGTTTTGCAGTTGTAGCAGCTGATCGAGTAACAGTACCATCGTCTGCACGAATAAGTAGATCACCGTAACCAATCGAAGTTGCATATGCACTAGCAATACGCATCTTACGAGTAGCACCGGCGAACACCTGACCACCGATCAGATTGATCGGTTTAAAGCCGTAAGGCTTCGAGATAGTAGGGTAAGCCATATTTAGCTCCGAAGATTAAATTTAAGAACCTTTTCCAAAGCTCGTTGCAGACTTGCTCTCTTTAAAGAGAGGCATCCGCGCATCGCTTTGGCGCATCAAGTTATTGTCTACGGCATCTGTTTGAGCTTGTGTTTGTTTTGCATAATGTGCATTACGCTGGACAACAAATTCAGACGGAATTTTGCAAAGCAATAACCCACCGATCTCAACGTTGTCTTTAAAACGACTTTCGGGATCGATTAGCAGTCGAAACTTTGGTTGCTCTTCAATGCTTACAGGTTCCCATCCTTCTCTGAGTTTGGCAGAAAGGTTACGAGGGTCCGCTTGGTTTAGCATAGAAGCGCGAATCCAACGATAATCAAAGCCCGGTTGCTTATCAGGCTCCGGTAGAAGCTCAGGTGGCATCCACTGCTTAGGACGCTCCATGAGTTCACGTGTTTGCATATCGCGAGGAATTTTGTTTTCAGCCATTTTAGTTCTCCAGTTTTAAGACTTCACGTACATATTGTTCCGGTGTAATACCAAGTTTTTTGATGGTATTCATTTGCGACGTATTTAGCCGAATCTTTTTTGACGATGTCGAGCGAGTCGCAGGTGCAACAACTGTTGGTGTTTTCCTAGGAGTTTCCTCCGCTTCTGGTTCTCCAAAATTTTCTGAAAATCTCTTCCGCATTGTCTTGTCCAACACGGAATAATACTCATCAGATCCAATTGAGACACCGTTTCGCTTAAGTTTTTCGTGTAAACCTAGAGCTGCAGCGGTCATCTCTTCATCTTGACCGAACCAAGGATTGCGTTCTTGCCACGCTAAAGCCTTGCGATCAGGACGTTGTACCTGTTGTTGCGTTTGTACTTCAGTTGTTTCTTCTTGTAAAGGGGGCATTTTGAAGTGATTTACCCTGTCCATTTGGACAGTTGTCTTGGTAATCAACTCCTGAGCCTCCAATAACTTGTCCGTATCACCTGAATCATAGGCTTCACGGTAGGCTTTTCGAGCCATTTCTAGCTGCATTTCGGTCGAATTCTTTACAGCGGCAAGATATTCCTCTTGTCCGTTGTTAAGCATCGTCTTCATGCGCTTGTTTTCTTCTAAAAGACGCTGTGCAGCAGTGATTGCTTCCTGTTGTTCACGGTGAGCAGACTCTTTTGCCCGTCTTTCGTCGTGCCAGACTTTCTTAAGCTGTTTAAACTTCTGACGAACGTCATCAGAGTAGTTTTCTAGCTCATCTTGCTCAAGTTTTTCAACGATTTCCTTGGGCATTGGCTGACGATTACGGTCTTCTGGGGGCGTATCGTCTTCAACTTCAATTTTTATATCGCCTTCACCTTCAATTTCGAAGTTTAAGTCGTCTTTTTTGTTGTTTTCCTGCAACTCGTCAGGAAACTTGAATTCATCTTTCTCAAAACTAGCCATTTCAACGCTCCTTTATTTGCGACGAATGCCACGTGGGTCATCAACTACGCCTTCAACGCTGTCTTCATTGATCATTCGGAACTCTCGTCCATGAATAACCAGTCTTGAACCTGCGTTTGGACGCACCAAAACAAAGTCACCCTTTTGGCACCAAGGTCCTGATGGATAACGGGTTTTGTCCGTATAACAATCCGGGCCAAGGTCAACCACAAACAACACAGTGGTCAAGGCTTCTTCAATTCGGAGGGTTTCGTCTGCTTTTGCAAGGCCACTGTCATAAGCTTTTTCGGCTTCTGGGATGGCACAAAGGATTTTCCAGCCGCTTGGGCGTGGTAACTGCGTTGCTTTCTCTTCAGCGGTGGCTTCGGAGCGGTACATTCCTACTACTTGTGGGTTATCGGGGTTTGAGCCGATAAGGATTTCACTCATCAGAGTTCTCCATGCGTTGTTTGAGGTCTAGGGTATAGCCCTTTGCGAGGAGGAGACCTCTCACCTCACCGCAAAGTCGTTTGTACTCGCTGAAATCATCAACCATTCCGGTGGTCAGATGATCCTTGAGTTGTTGAACTTTCTCGTCGATTTGTTGAATCAACAGTTCGATAGCTGTCATTAATCACCCTTTTGGTTGTTAGCAAGACGGTTGGCTATGCGTTCAGCCATGTCCTGTTTGTGTTTTTGTGCTTCTAAGCCAACGCGCAATCCTTCGCCTGTCTGTCGGGCATCGAGCGATTCTCTCTCGCTTGCAGCTTTAGCCGCAATGCGGATGCCTTCAATCTGCGCTTGAGTATCAACACGCTCTTTATCAATTGCCAACTGAGCTTGTTTAAGCTGCGCATCAACCGCGTCTTTCTGCTTCTTGCGGTCAAGCTCGCCTGCTTTGATCTGTAGCTCAGCTTGTTGCATCTGAACCATAGGATCTTGAGCCTGCTGTTGGGCTTGTTGCTGCATAGCTTGCTGTTGGTTTTGTGACAACAGACGCTGTGCTGCCTGAGCAATCAACGGAGCCAAGCGGGACTCAACTTGCGGATCCATATCAACTTCTTCACCATGCTCATCCTTCTGTGGAGGCAGGTTCATTCCCAACTGCTTTTCAATCTCTACGCGGTACGCAAAGCCAATGTGTTCGGCAATGTGTGCTTGCATAGCTGCCATCAATGCCTGTGCTTGTGGCATCTGGCCTACGAGCGCGGCAATCTTTGGATCTTGCATTGCTGATGTGTGAGCAATAATGTGTGCTTCATGGTCTTGATATGCAAAAGCTTTTACTGGCTTCATCATCAAGATGTTTTGGTTTTCAGTGACTGGATCCTCTGGCTTTTGATCATCAGCCATTGGCACAAGTTTCTGCGCATCCTTGATACCCAGAACTTCCAACATCTGTCGGTGCAGCAATGGCAAGTTATAAAGCTGTGGAGCGCCTTGAGCCAATTGCAATACAGCTTGGTACTGAACAATCTTCTGCGCCATCGTTGAGGCGTTTGGATCGCTGACAGGAATAACATCAACGTTCTTGTAGTCGGACTTACGCGCTGTCCTACTTCCTTCTTCTGGCTCGTAGCTGTATTCATCAGGGGCATTGTCTGCCATGATGTTTTTCAGCAGCTTCAGTTCTTGCTTGAGCGAATAATGGATACGAGCCTGCACTGCGCTCATGACCTTTAATGTACGTTCAAGAATTGCAAGCGTCGTACCTACTGGAGCTTGCGATGACATGTCGCTGATCTTTAAGTCAGCGGTGTTAGCAAAGCGTCGTCCGTCTTCAATGATCTGGTTCATCAGACCAATCAGAACTTGCGATGGCTCTTTGTATGGCAATGGCAGGATGTTGTCTTTCAACGCACCGCTTGCCACATCAACGTCGCGGAACTCGCCGGGAGCGATTGGTGTATCGTCACCCTTAACACGCATACCACGGGTCTTGAATCCGCCGGGCAGGTTAGACAGAGTACCAGCATCAACAAGCTGACGAATTAACGACGTGCCTGACTTAGCATAAGCACCGATCAGGTGAATCAAACCAAAGCAATAGAAACCAAAGCCGGGAATGTATCCGTAGTGGACAAAGTGCTGACGCTTTAATTGCTTCTTGTCATCGGGTTTCCAGTTGCGGCGGATAGACAGAACCTTGTTGGTGCCTTTCTCAATGGTTATAACGTAAGGCAGAGCGATGCCTGTCTGGTTGCCATCTTTATCGGTGTGTTCAAAACCGGGCAGGTCATAGTTGACATGCATTTCCAATAGCTTGTATCTATCATCAGAGGTAGCTCGAAAGCCAAGCTTCTCAGCAATTTTCTTTTCCACTTCATCCAAGACGTTAACCGGGTCACCCAGATCAACATCACGGTAAAAACCAGCAACCTGAAGCTTGCGCAGCTCGTTCTCTGTCTTTCGCATTACGTGAGTAATACGTTCTGCTGACTCCAGACTGCTCGCGCCGTAAGGCACCACTACGTCTTCAGCGGGAATAAAGAGAGCAACTTGACGACCTAGGTTAGGATCTTCGTAAACCTTTTTAAATGCGTTACCAGCAAGACCCAGACCCCACATCGTGCGTTCTGTCTCAGGGCGGTATTCAGGCATCTTCTCAGTCAGTTCATAGTTCATGTCCTGACGCACACGCATAGCGGAGTCTTTCATCTCCTGCGTTTCTTTGCCGATGATTTTTGTCATCACAGGACCTTCCGCAGGGAAGATCGACATAATGCTTTCGGCTTGGAACTTAACTAACGCTTCAGCAAGCAATGGATGGTAAACACCACAGGCACCTTCCCACGGCTCGGTTCTTTCTTCTATCTTTAAACCAAGGAGTTCAAGACCATCCACATAGGTCTGGATCCAATCTTTTCTTGAAGCAACGTCAGATTCAAAGTCATCAACCAAGTCTGAAGCAATTGTCTGCAATTCAGACTCGGACATCTCTTCTGCTAGGTTGGCAGAGAAATCATCTTCGCCGGGAATGATTTCAATTTCCATTCCATCAATCTCGATGGTAACGGAGTCTGGGTTTTCGATTTCAATTTGAATCGCAGGATCAAGTTGATCCAAGCCCATTGGTGCTTGGTATAAGGATTTTTCAATAGCCATGTTGTGTCTCAGTAATACGCAGCCTTGCGTTTAATAACGGGTTCATCATCTTCCTCGGAAGAAAGGCGAAGAAACCCACCCTGTCGAAACCTTAATAACGCTTG